GCGCTTTGGCAGGTTGGTGGCGCTTGAGCCGGCGCGGGGCTGGGCAGATCGCCGTTCACGGTGGCGGTGTCACTGTGACTGTGGGGCGGAACCGGTAGTGATCACCGCCAATCTCGTTCAGGGCAACACCCTCTCCTGCGGCTGCTACCGAAGGACGCTGTTGCGGCAGCGACTGAAGGCGGTCAGAGACGCTGGGCGCGTCAAGGTCGGCGCGGGGATGCTGCGCTTTGAGTGAGGCAAAGTAAGTGGCAGGCAAAGTTTTCTCGATCACCGACTTTCGCCACGGGCTGGACACCCGCCGGTCAGAGATATCTGCGCCCAGCGGCACGCTGCGTATTCTGGAGAATGCTGTCATCAATCAGGGCGGCGAAATCGAGAAGCGGCTGGCGTTCGTCAACAGCACCACCCTGCCGGCGCCCTACGGCATTATCCACGGCCACGCCGATACGCTCCATGCTTTTGGTGTGGGCAGCGCGCCGGCGATCCCCGCAGGCTCGCTTGCTGTGCCGATTGTGGGTCACGCGCTGCAAGACCCGGGCGAGACCATCATCCGGCTCGCTGACGTTGAAGCCTATAACGACAAGTTCCAGGTCACTGGTCTGAGTGCGACACGCTGGTATACCTGGTATGACGGCGTATTGGTGCAGCAGGATGGTGCTCCTGCCTTCGGCACGTATTCGCGCACCTACAAGACCAAGATGTATCGCACCTATGGCGGGTATTTGTATTTCTCCGGGGTCGGTGATCCCTCGGTTACCGATCCTGCCAGTGTGGCGAATCCTGGTGCCGGATTCATCAATCTGGCACTTAACGATCCTGAAGGCGAAGGCGTCAACGGGATGGAAGTGTTCTATAGCAACATGGCTGTCTTCGCCCGGCTGACGACGCAAATCTGGAATCTGGACCCCGATCCGACCAAGGATACGCTAGCCCAGGTTTTGCGGATCGGGGCAGTAGCCCCTTTCACTGTCACGCAGTTCGGCACGGGCGATGTCGTGTTCCTGTCGGACAGCGGCGTGCGCAGTCTGAAAGCGCTGACGATCAGCCTGGCGGCGTCGGTGGGGGACGTGGGCTCGGCGATCGACCTGATCCTTGTGCCCGCTATGCGCGCGCTGGCGGGGCAAGAGTTCTGGGCACAGGCGACCGTGCAGCCGATTCAGGGCCGCTATTGGATGGCGTTGAGTGATACAATCTACGTGCTTTCCTACTTCGCCTCCAGCGACATCACCGCCTGGTCCACCTTCAAGCCGGGTTTCACGGTGAATAGCTTTGCCGTGGTAAGTAACCGCGTGTTCGCATTGGACGCCAGCAACAACGTCTGGGCCTACGGCGGCGCTGATCTGAACACCTATGACCCGGCGATGACAGTCACCGTTCGCACGCCGCATCACAGCGCGGACGAACCAACCACCAATAAGCGGATCAAGTCAGTCGATGTCGTCTGCACCGGCCCCTGGTCAGTCTCGATCGGGATGCTGCCCAACCGCACTGACCAATTCGAGCTGTGCGCTAATATCCAGGACAATACACTTGGTGTGATGAGCATCCCCTTCGCCGGCTATGGCACGCATTTCGGCGTGCAGATGCAGCACACCGGTCCAGGACCTGCGACAATCTCGGCGATCCACTTCAACGTCCAGGAAGGCGTCATGAAGTGATCAGCGATGTCACATGCGCTGTGGAGTTCAATCGCGAGGACATCGCGTATATCGTCCGAAATATGCGCGATCGCGACCGTCGCGAGATATTCGCGTTGCGCTGGGACGATGACGAAGACGCGCTGATTGATCAGCTGCACGCCTCTGCCGGTGCCATGTGGCGCCTCTGGTTCTACCAGGGTGAACCAGTGGCGATGAATGGCGTCCTTCCGTTGCGCAAGGGCGTCGTCTGCGCCAACGCCTTCGGCACCGACAAGTGGCGCCATATCGTGCGCCCGATGATCCACTGGTCGGTCAATTGGGTCATTCCGTGTCTAAAGGTCGCCGGCTGGCATCGCGGTGAAGCCTACGCTCTGGCGGCGAACGCGGACGGGCGGAAGTTCATCGAACTGCTCGGCGGCAAGCTTGAAGCCTATCTCTACCATTACGGGCGTGAGCGCGAGGATTTCGTCCTCTATCACTGGAGGCTCGACGAATAATGCGACATTGGTTGGAGCAATGTGTTCCTGAGCCAAACTCCGGTTGCTGGCTTTGGACGGGTAGCGTTAAGCCTGGAAGCGGAGGTGATCGCGCATTGCAAAATATCTGGCAGAACGGTCGGACGATTAAAGTTCACGCCGCGCGGTTGGTGTGGGCGGACGTGAAAGGGTCGATTCCGCTTGGCGCACACGTCCTGCATCAATGTGATATGCCGCTCTGCGTTAACCCCGATCATCTGTATCTGGGAACCAACGACGATAACATCCGCGATCGCGTCAAACGCCAGCTCTATTGTCGAAAGGGTCATTGGCTCGGTGGAGATGGCATCTACCGGAAAAGAACTCGGCCAAATGTGCTCCTATGCAAGCGATGCTATGACATTCGCACACAGCGCCATAATCGGAGGACATAGCGGTGTGTATGGGTGGTGGAGGCGGCGGCGGGCTCTCGCAATATCAGCAGATCGTCATGCAGCAGCAGCAACAGGTGCAGGCGCAGGAGCTGTCTGACAAGCAGATCGCCGCGCAGAAGGAGATTGCGGCGCAGCAAAATACGCTCAACACGCAGCAATTCGACTATCAGAAGCAGCTCGCGGCGCAGCAGCAGGCGCAGGCTGACGCCCAGGCCCAGCGCCAGACCGAATACGACACCGGGCGGGCGAGCGCGCTCAGCGCCGGCACCAAGTCAATCGACGAGGCTTTCTCGGGCTTCAACGATGACTACTTCAACAACTACGCCAGCGCCTACATGGCGAAGGCCAAGGACCAAGTCGACCAGCAGAAGGTCGTCGCCCAGAAGAACCTCGCATTCGGTCTTGCCCGCCAGGGTATCCTGAACAGCCAGGCGAACGCCAACGAACAGGGATTGCTTGCGGAGACAGAGGGCCGCACGTTGGCTGATCAAAGCACCACTGCGGAGGACCAGGCAAACCAGTTGCGGGCCAGCGTGGCGCAGTCGAAGGCCAATCTTCTGGGGCAGGTCCAGGCGTCCGAGAGCATCGGCTCGCCGATCGCGGCGCAGGACGAGGGCAGCGTGCAGAACGCCTTGCAGACCCAGCGCAGCGTGATTTCCGGGGTGACCAACCAGGCTGGTGACGTGATCAGCTCACTCAAGGGCGTGCCGACTGTCTCGCCACTGGCGAACATTTTCTCAGGCATCGTCGGTAGTGGGGGTTCGTTGCAAAGCGCGTTCAATCAGAATCAATTCGGGGCGGGCTTTACGAATGCCTCGCAAGGTAAGAGCGGGCCAGCGGCCGGAAGTTCGCTTACAGGGCTGACATGACCACCCCGTTTGTCATCTTTGCGCTCCCGCGCAGTCGCACCGCCTGGTTGTCCAGGTTCCTGACCTATGGACCCTGGCACTGCGGCCATGAAGAGCTACGCCATTGCCGGTCCTTGGATGATGTGAACTCGTGGTTCGCCCAGCCCTTCATCGGCTCGGTCGAGACTGCCGGGGCGTTCTTCTGGCGTCTCCTGCCGCCCAACGCGCGCGTCGTCACCATCCGCCGGCCGGTGCATGAAGTAATCCCGTCGCTGGCCAAAGCTGGATTGGCGTTCGACGAGCCCGTCATGCGCCGGCAGATCGAGCATCTGGACCGCAAGCTGGACCAGGTAGAGCGCCGCATTTCAGGGGTCTTGCGTGTCGAGTTCGACGCGTTGGGCGACGAAGGCACATGCGCGCAGCTCTTCGAGCGTTGTCTTGAGCTGCCGTTCGATCAGGTTTGGCACGACGCTCTGTCCCCGGTGAATATCCAGATCAACCTGCCCCGGCTCTTCCTCTACTATCAGGCGCACCGGCCGCAGATCGAGAAGCTGGCCAAGACGGCGAAGCACCGGATGTTGCGCACGCTCCTGCCCGAGCCCGCTGAACCGGAGGGCGTGACCTTCCAGACTGAACCCTTCTACCCGGCATTCGATGACGCCAAGCCGCTCTTTGCCGAGCACCTGGTGCAGACAGGCCAGTCTCCTGATGACTACCTGAGAAAGAATGTCGCGCTGTGCGAGCGACTGTATGACACCGGGCATTTGCACACGTTCACCGCCCGCAGCAACGGTCGGATGTTCGCATATCTGGTGTCGGTGATCGCGCCAAGTCTGGACAGCCCTGACGAGACGCTGGCCGAACAGACGATCTTCTTCGCCGACCCGAATTTCCCTGGCCTCGGCATGAAGCTCCAGAAGGCGGCCATCGCCGATCTCAAGGCCAGGGGTGTAAACCGTATCCTTATGCGTGCCGGACACAGGGGCAGTGGCCCACGGCTTGGCACGCTGTTCCGCAGGCTGGGGGCCGAGTCGTTCGGCAACCTCTACAGCCTGCCTCTGGAGGCTGCATAGATGGGTGTCGCAGGAGTAGCCGCCGGCGTCGCCGCTGCCACCGCGCTCGGCGGCACGATCATATCTACTGGCGCGCAGCAGTCGGCGGCGCGGGCGGTGCAGGATCAGAACCAGGCCAACGTCACTAGCCAGAATCAGGCGTTCAATGCCCGCCTTCAGGCGGGGATCGCGCAGACGGGTGCCCAGCTCGCGGCGGCGCGGGAAACGGTGGGGGACCGGGGCCAGAACTTCACTCAAATGCGTCAGGCGCAGATCAACGCGCAACAGCGTCAGACCGACA